AGCCCCGCCCCGCAGGGCAGCAAACGCCATGTGGGCGGCGGCCGGATGGTGGAGTCGAGCGCCAAGGTGAAGCCATGGCGCGAAGCGGTCAGGCAGGAGGCAATCGCCACCGGCCTGGCCATTTCTGCTGAGCCGATCTACCTGCACCTGTTGTTCAGGTTCAGGCGGCCGAAGGGGCACCACGACAGCAAGGGGCAGATCAAGGCATCAGCGCGCATCGAGCACATCACCCGGCCCGACCTGGACAAGCTCTGCCGCAGCACCCTCGATGCGCTTACCGGCGTGCTGTTCGCTGATGATTCGCAGGTGGCCTTCCTGGTGGCCAGCAAGGAGTACACCTTGCCTGGCGAGCTGGAGGGCTGCCGGATCGAGATCAGGGAGATCAAGGGCTGATGCGCGCGTTCTGGGTCACCGTCCGGCACGACCCCTGCCGCACCCGTGACCACCGCATCATGGCCCGATCAGCCTGGGCGGCTGGGTGGCTGTGGCGCACGTTGCACCCGCATCAGACTGTGATCCATGTTCGAGAGGTGAAGGGTGGCGGGGATTCAGATCAGCATTGACACCAGCGATCTGCGCAAGGCTGATCTCTGGTTGGCGACGATCAGAGGCGAGCTTGACTTCGTGAGCTCCAGGGCTATCACTGCCACCGCCAAATCGATCCACGCAAACCTGAAGCGGCGCCTGGCTACTGGTGCGGTCAACAAGCCCACCAGCTGGACCACGCGCGGCCTGCTGGTGCGCTATGCCACCCGGGCCAACCCCGTGGCCGTGGTGGGCTTCAACTATGGCGACGGGTCGTTCGCTGACATGGGCCGCATGTCGGGCATGGGCGTCCCGTCCGGCCGCTACATGGACGTGCTGGCCCGTGGCGGCATCCGCTCAGCCAAGAGCACAGAGCTGGCACTCAGGCGCACTGGCGTGATCCGCTCGAACCAGTTCATCACCCCAGGCGGCCACGGCATCGGCAAGACCAACAGCTTCGGCAACATCACCGGCGGCAACTACCAGCGCCTGCTCTCCAGGCTCGGGGCCAACCGTGACCAGGGCGTCACCTCCAACGCACCCAGCGGCCCAGGCTCACGCGGGCGCACAGCAGCCAAGCGGCGGGAGGTGGATCTGTTCGTCGATCGCCGCAAGGGCGGGGCCATCATGCAGCGCACGGGCAAGGGACCCAAGGGCGGCACAGGGATCGGCTCAGGCAAGCCAGGCCGGCCGCAGACCGTGGGCTATCGCCGCGGCATCAAGCCGGCGTTTTGGATCACTGAGCAGCCGCGCTACCCGGTGCAGTTCCCGATCAGGGTGATCGCTGAGCGACAGTTCAAGGCTGAGGTGGGCGGCCACTTCCGCCAGGCGCTGGAGTGGGCGCTCAAGAACCCCAAGCGCTCGTGATGTTCGCGGCGAACCACTTTGCAGGGCCAATCGAGGCCCAAAGCGTTGTGATCAAACGCGCGGCCGATTGGGGCGTGGCTGAGATCCCTTGGTATGACTGCCCCGGGCTTCGGGTCCTCGCTGTCGCTGGGGATTTGAGGGCTATTCGTACCGCGGTTGCGCTGTTGATAACGCCTCGCAAAAAGGCGACCCCATGGGTCAGGAGCGCACACGATCCCCAGGGCCTGTCACAGCACCTTGTCACACCTTCCCTAGCTTGTGACAAGGTGCGACAAGCCGGGCTAAGTGCTGATCAGCGTGGGGGAAGCGGCCAAGGTGCTCGGCCTCAAGAGTCGGGGCAGCATCTACCGCAAGATCCAGCGGCATGAGCTGGAGACGGTGCCGGGCCCTGACGGCAACCCGCTGATCGAGCGCGACAACCTGGAGCAGCGCTGGGCGGCGATCACCCGCACCCGCACCGATTCGCCCAACCCGCTGCGGCCAGCGGCCGAGCGCACCAAGCCACACCCCAAGCAGCCGCCGCCACCACCGCCCAGGGCGCCAGAGCCAGAGGAGCTGCCGGCCTACAACGACAGCCGCGCCCGCAGCGAATACGAAAAGGCCAACCTGCTGGAGCTGCAGCGCAAGACGCAGGAGGGCCTACTCCTCTGCCGCGAGGACGCGGAGCTGGCCTGGGGCAACGCGGTGAACATCACCCGCACACGAATGCTCGGCGTGCCCAGCACAGCAAAGCAGCGCATCCCACACCTGGAGATCGAGGAGGTGGAGCTGCTGACTACACTGATCCGCGAGGCCCTCGACGAGCTGGCGGCCGGGGAGGTGAAGGCATGATCAGCGCCGACGTGGGCGAGCTGACCCGGCAGATCCTGGCGGGCTTCAAGCCGCCGCCGCGGCTGCGGCTGAGTGAGTACGCCGATGAGTTCGCGGTAATGACCGGCAACGCCGCCGAGAAAGGCAAGTGGAACACGCTGCCGTACCAGCGCGAGATCCTCGACGCCTTCACCGACCCGACCGTGGAGACGGTGGCGATCATGAAGAGCGCCCGGGTGGGCTGGACCAAGATGCTGGGCGTGGTGGTGCAGTTCTTCAGCCACCAGGATCCCTGCCCGGTGATGATCGTGCAGCCGGTGAAGGAGGACGCCGAGGGCTACAGCAAGGAGGAGATCAAGCCGCTGTTCGAGGACACGCCGGTGCTGCGCGGCCTGATCAGCGAGAGCAAGTCCCGCGGCACCGCCAGCAACACGATCTTGCTCAAGCAACTGGCCAACGGCGGGCTGATCGACATCGTGAACGCGGCCAGCGGCCGGAGCTTCCGGCGCAAGTCGCGCAAGGTGGTGCTGTTCGATGAGGTGGACGCCTACCCCAAGCTCGACGAGGGCGACCCGATCAAGCTGGGCCGCAACCGGGCGGACTACTACTGGGATCGCAAGATCGGCCAGGGCGGCACCCCGATCTTCGCCGGCGGCAAGACGGAAGAGGCGTTCCTGCGCGGTGATCAGCGGCGGTTCTATGTGCCCTGCCCGTTCTGCCAGGCGATGCAGGTGCTGCGCTGGGAGCAGATGATCCGCGAGGGTGAGCACGCCGGCCATTACGGCTGCGAGAACTGCGCCGAGCCGATCCCGCACAGCAAGAAGCGCTGGATGGTGGAGCGCGGCGAGTGGCGCCCCACGGCGATCAGCCAGCAGCCGGGCCTGGTGAGCTTTCATATCTGGGCCGCCTACAGCTACAGCCCGGCGGCGGACTGGACCGTGCTGGTGCGTGAGCACGCCGAGGCCCTGGACGCCATGCGCAAGGGCGACCCCGACGCCATGCAGACGTTCCATAACACGGTGTTGGGTGAGCCGTGGGAAGACTCCATCAGCGGCAAGATCACCGGCGACGGCCTGGCGGAGCGACGCAAAAACGAAGCGGCCGGCAACGGCTACCCCGAGGGCACGGTGCCCGATGGCGTGCTGCTGCTGACCGCTGGCGTAGACGTGCAGGGCGGCGGCGGCACCGTGGGCGAGCGGCTGGTGCTGACCGTCTGGGGATGGGGCCGCGGTGAAGAAGGCTGGCACCTGGGCCATTGGGAGATCGACGGCGACCCGCAACAGCCGGAGACCCTGGCCCAGCTCGACCAGATCGCCAAGACAAAATGGCGCAAAGCCGATGGCACCGAGCTCAAACTGACCATGGGCGGCATCGACGACGGCGGCTATGCCACCCATGAGGTGCGCGACTGGTGCCGCGGCCGCACCTCGAGCTGGGTGCCGATGAAGGGCGCGCACCAGAAGGGCAAACCGTTGCTGGGCCGGGGCGTGCCGGTGGACATCAACCGCAAGAACCAAGGCATCACCAAGCGCGGCGTGCTGCTCTATCAGGTGGGCTACGACGCCAGCGTGAACCACCTCCAGGGCCGCCTGCGCAATGAGCAGCCAGGCCCCGGCTATCTGCATTTCGGCATGGCCAGCACCGATCAATTCCTGGCCGAGCTGTTCCCCTGGAAGAGGATGCCGCGGCGCGACAAGGGCCAGACCACCTACAGCTGGGCGCTGCCTGCTGGCTCCCGCGACGAAGCCGGCGACTGCACCCGCATGGCCTACGCCGCGCTGCAGCTGGTGGCCAGGCGCTACAACCGCGCGACGATGTGGGACCAGCTGGAGGCGCAGCTCACCAAGCCAGCCGCCC